TTATACATTAACTTCCTGCATTAATTTTATTTTATCTTCAGTGAATTTTTCATAAGAAGTTTTTTCTTTATTCAGTGTAAAGGTATCTTTTTTCTCATATATTATTTCCCCATCTTTTTTTATACTTAATACCCCACTAAAATTAAACATAAATTAAGACCCCTTTCCTAAATCGAACATGTGTTCAAGTATATTTTAATATGTTTTAATAAAATTTGCAAGTTTTTATAATTAAATTACTTTATGTGAAAATTATTACATATTTATTTTGAAAATGTAATTGTCTGTATACAGAATTTAAGGACAAGTATTTACTTTTTTAGACAAAATAAAAAGCTAACAAACATATATGATTGTTAGCTTTACATATCTGCATTTTAATATCAGATAATTAATTTTTAATGTATTTTATTTATTTGGATTGAAATTAAAGCCAGCTTCTTTTAATTTTCTAGATAAATCAGCTTCTTTTTCTAACTCTTTATTTCTTTCCTCTAGCTCTTTAATATAATTTATCATTTGTTCTCTGGTTATACCATTTGGAAATATGTTCTTATCTAATTCAAATTCATAATTATTTCCATCTATATTAGCTTTAGAAATTATACCATTTCTATTTTCAGATCTTCCTAAAATATAATCTACGGAGCAATTAAAGAAGTCAGCTAATTTAGATAAGGTAAGAGTATCGGGAATCCTGTTACCATTTTCCCAATTAGAAACTGTTTGTTTTGATACATTTAGAAGTTTTGCCAATTCAGTTTGATTTAAATCTTTTCTTAATCTTTCACATTTCAACCTATCTTTTATTTCTGCCAACTTTTTCACCCCTTTATTTATACTATATTATAAACCATATGTTGACTTTTTAAAACTAATGTAAACTATAAGAATATTTTTTGAAAAAAATAATAAAATATCGTTGAAAGTATTCTAAATGTTGATTATAATAGAAATATAGATAGTATTCTTATAGTTTACTTAAAAATAGCTATTAAGGGGGTGAGCTTTATGGTAACAGCAAAAAAACTAAAAGCTTATAGATGCTTAAAGGGTGCAAAACAAGAGGATATAGCAAGACTAATAGGAGTAGCTCTAAATACTTATAACTTTAAGGAAAATGGCAAAAAACCTTTTACTTTAAATGAGGCCAAAATTATATCGGATTTTTTTAATACTACTATAGATGAACTTTTTTTTAAAAGAAATAGTAAACTTTAAGAATACTTGAAAATTTATAGTTTAATATTGAGAGGAATAAATCCTAAGGAGGAGTCCTCAAGTGGCAGTAATAAAAACAAAAGAATATAGAAACATGAGAAACTTATCTATTTCAAAATTGAGTTGTAAAAGTAAAATAGCTAGAAGTTATATTACAGAGTTAGAAGAAGGTAAATATGAAAATCCAGGGCTAAAGGTTATTTGTAATCTATGCAAAACATTAAAAATTACACCAAATGAATTAATTGATCAAGAATTATGGAAGTGGTGGTAAACATAGTAAATAAATAATTATTGGACAAGTATAAAAAACTATATAAATTACGGTTTAATTTATATATGGAAATATTTTATTTTGTATACTATGGATAAAAAAGAAAGTGGTGATATGTTGGCAGAAGTTAAGTGGATAAAGATAACAACTAATATGTTTGATGACGAAAAAATAAAATTAATAGATGCTATGCCAGAAAGAGATACTGTTCATTATATTTGGATAAGGCTTTTAGTTCAAGCAGGTAAAACAAATGCAAATGGATATATTTTTCTAAATGATGATGTTCCATATACAGAAGAAATGTTAAGCACAATTTTTAATAGACCATTAAATAGTTTAAGATTCGCATTAAAAGTACTTAGAGAGTTTGGCATGATACAAATACAAGAAAATAAATTAATAAAAATAACTAACTGGTCCAAACATCAAAACATAGAAGGTATGGAGAAAGTTAGACAACAAACAAGACAAAGGGTAGCTAAACATAGAGCTAAGAAAAAAGAACTATTGGAAGAAGCTAAAGGGGGAAGTTTCAAAAGTAATGAAAATAAAAAAAGTGTAATGTTACATGAAACGCTAAGTAACGGCAGAGATATAGATATAGAAGATATAGATATAGAAGATATAGATATAGAAGATATAGATATAAAAGAAGATAGAAAGAGTGATATAAGAAAAAATTTAGATAAAATCAATGAAGCATATTTTAATACTTTTTATAGGCAAATAAGTGCTACTTATTTAAATCAAGTATTAAAAGTTATGGCTAAAGAAGATTATACTGATTTATTAATATATGCATTAAATATTACAAAAAAAAGAGAACAGGAACAGGGCAAAATAAAAGGCTTTAAATATACAATGTCAATTTTGGAAAGCTGGATAAATAAGGGATATAAATTACCACAGGATGTAAAGAAAAACGAGATAAGTAAGAAATGGAGAGAAGGCGAGGTATATGAAACAAGTAGGAGAAGCTTTGGAGAAGACCTTAAAAAGCAGGGAATTGGATTATAATATTGATGATAAAAATGAAAGAGTTGAAATATGTTCTATATGTGGAGAAGCTATTGAAAAGATTACTTATATTCCAGGGTTAAATAGGTGTATAAAAGGTCCTGTAATGTGCAAATGTAAGAGGGAAGGTCTAATAGCAAAAGAAAAAGAAGAAATAAATAAAGAAAAGCAATTAAGATTAAAAAGGATTATTAAAAATAGTTTAATAGATGAAAAATTTAGAAATAGTAAATTTCAAAATTGGGATTTTACCAAAGGTAATGACAAAATGTATAAAATAGCTAATAAATATACTAAAAAATTTGAAAACATGAAAAAAGAATCTGTAGGACTTTTATTATATGGTTCCCCAGGAAATGGTAAAACCTATACTGTGGCATGTATAGCAAATTTTCTTATAGAAAAAATGTTACCAGTTATATGTGTAAATGCAGATAGCTTATTAAATAGAATTAAAGACACATATAAAAAATGGGGGAAAGAAGTAGAAGAAGATGTATTAAGAGGATTAGATAATGCAGATCTATTGATAATAGATGATTTAGGGACAGAACAGGATACAGAATGGACTAGAACTAAAATCTATAATATTTTAGATAGTAGATATAGAAATGGATTACCACTTATAATTACAACAAATTTATCTCTTATGGAGCTTAAAAATAGATATGAAAAAAGGACATACTATAGAATTTTAGAAATGTGCACTCCTATTTTAAATGATGGTAAAAATATAAGAGAAGAAAAGGCTAAAGAGAAAACAGAAATATTAAAAGAATTATTAAAGTAAGAATATTGATTGTCCTGAATAATATAATAGAAAATTAAGTATGATGGAGGGATAAGATGTCAACTGTATTAGTTAAAGAAATAGAAAGTAAAGTTTTTGAGGAGATAGAGTCATTTAAAGAAGAAAATAAAGTACTGAAAATTTTATTAAAAGAGTATGTAAAGAAAAGCATAGATTATGAGGAATTATTAAAGGAAAATATGAATTTATTAGACAAATATCAAGAGAAATTAGAAATTTTAGGTGTTGGAAAAAATAGATGGACGGATGAAGTGGTTAATCATTATTTTACAATAAAAGACTTGCAAAAAGCTTTAGATATTATGAGAAAAGAAATAATGATATATGAGCTAAACAAAAATAATAAAGAAGTGTAACAAAGTATATAAAGTCTAAATGAAAAGGTATTTCTAAAAATCTTTAAAGATATGAAAAAGTAGCATTATAGTTATGGGAAATATAATAATAAAGAATTATTATAGGAGGCTAGATATGTTAGATAAAAAATTATATATAAAAACAGAAGAAAGATTATATAGGTATTTTAGAAGTAAAAAAGAATTAGATAAACTAAAAAATAGAGTCAAGCATCTTTCTAATAGAATAGAAATTATAATGGATAAAATTAAAAATAATAATGTAACATTAGAAGAAGAACCTAGAAGTAGAACATATGATGAAATAGTACAAACCTCTAGTAATGGAACAAGCTATGCGGAGAGGGAGCTAGTAAGGCAAATAGAAAGATTAGAAATAGAGCTAGGAGAAAAGATTAAGAAAAAAGGAAAAGTAGAATATAAGATAAGAGAAATAGAGGAAGAAATATCCGTAATGGAAGATAATCTTTCATCATTAAATGGAGAGAATAAAAAATTTATAGAGTTTAAGTATGGAGAAAATAAAAGTGTAGATTGGATAGCTGTAGAAATGTTTGGAAGAGCAAGGAGTACAGCTTATAGAAAAAAGAATGAATTAGTAGAACGTATAGCACAATTGAATAACCTTATAATATAAAAATATTTTGGGACAACAATGGGACAAAGTTGGGATAAATAAAGTATTTAAATGAAATATAATAGTATTATAAAAATAGCAGAGGTTTTATTGTATAAGACAACTGCAAAGTATTCATTTGAAAAATAAGTAAATATTATGAAACCAAATTAAAATCTACAGCTTTTAAGAATAAGTTAAAAAACTAAATAATTTGGACTAAAAATTTTATTACCCTTAAATAATGCATTAGATTTGCAAAATAAATTTTAATGATTATAACTTCTCAGAAGTAAAGTTATAAATTAAGTCTTTTATAAAATCTAATGCTTATTTATTTCAAGAAAACTTAAAGGTTGTATAGTAAACATAGGGGGTGAGCTATATTCAATAATTTATCATAATTAGGATGATTTAAGGTTATGTAATAAGTTGGCTAAATAAATGATTAAACTATTGTTAAAGATATTTCCAGAAAAATTCGTAACCTTAGAGAAATAAAATTTAACTGAGGAAGGTGAAAGAAGTGAGAACACCTTTAGAGATTTTGAAATTTAATTTACAAGAAAAACAGTATCCTTATTTTGAGGATAAAGAGCTAGAATTGCTACTAGAAATCAACAATAATGATGTAGAAAAAGCAAGCTATAAAGGGTGTATTCTTAAGGCAATTGCAGATGATGGTATAGAAGTTGCAGGTGTAAAATTACAAAGTAATAGAGCTTACTGGTTAACTCTAGCAGAACATTTCAAAGAAGAACAGAAGAGTCTAAAGAATCAAATTTCTGTGGAAAGAGTTGATGAACATTAATGGCTAATATGAATAGAGGAAAAATAAGCAAAAATATATATGAACAACTAGAAAAAAAAGGCCTATTAAGAGGAATAAAAATATTAAGAATAGGTAAAAATGCTTTTGATGAAAAACTAGATGAAGTGTATGTATGCACTATAAAAGGATATTATTATAGAAATAATAGTAATATAATTACAACTTCTATGGAAGGTCTGGAATTTAATAATTTATATAATGACAAATTATTAATTACTTATAATGATGTAAGCTCTAAAATACAAAAAGATGATTATTTTATATTAGATGGAACTAAGTATGAAATAGTTGACACAGGAAATATTCAAAACCTAGTGTTTGATATGATATTAAATAAGGTGTGATAACATGAGTGAATTAGAAGTAAATATAGATGATGTTATTGATGGCTTATCAGAATTTCAAATGCAATCTAAAACATCCATAGGCATGTATGCAGATATTGCTGCGAAAAATATGGAAGAGTATGCTAAGAAAAATGCACCATGGAAGGATCAATCAGGTATGGATACTGAAACAATTAAAGGTGGAAAACAGTGGGAAGGTGATAAATGCAATTTTTATGTTTCTGGAAATATGGAATGCTATCCATTTTTAGAATTATGTAATGATAAAAAATATGCAATATTAAAACCAACTATAGATAAGTTAAGCCCACAGATACTTAAGGGGATGAGTAATTTATTTGGGAAGTGATGTAAATGTCTGAATTTAATTACAAAGTTCCAGGAGATTGTATACAGCAAGATATAATAAATAATACTGTACCTGAGACTTTATGGCAAAAAGTATATTTATATTTAAAAAAATTAGGATATGATGTGTATGCTCCTGGACAAAAGAGAAACAAATGTACAGAAAATTATGTAGTTATAAAAGAAAATGGTGTTCATGCTTTAGTTGGAAATATATCCGGGTATAAACTATTTGATATTATAGTCTATAATCCTATAGATCAATATTCTACTATGGAATTTTATGTAGAAAATTTAAAAGAAGCTTTAAAAAAAATAGGAGATCTTAGACCTACAGGGAATGAAACACCAAGCATTATAGATTATGATGTACAAGCTTATACCACAAGCATAGAATACCAACAATTTAAAAGTTTAAGGAGGTAATTTAATGACAAATGGAAAAACTTTAGTTAATGTTGTGAAAGTTAATTTTATTGATGAGGTGACAAATACAAAACATACAATAGAAACAAGTAATGAAATAGATATAGAGCCTATAAACAGTAAGGGAAAAAGAGATATATTAAGGATTAAAAATAAAATTTATGGAATAAATGAAACAGATGATATTGTTATAGGTTACAAGTTAAAAATGAAAGACAATCTATTCAATATAGAAACTATGGCTTTAATAGATGGAGGAACTATACAAGATAATAAATATTGTGGAACAGAAGTAGGTATAGCAGTAGAAAGGCATCCGTTCACAATGGAAATATTCACAGAGGAAAAAGATTATTCTAGAACTACAGGATATGTTAAATTCGTGTATAAGCATTGTAAAGGTAAGCCAGCTAAATATAAAATTCAAGATGGAAAGTTTTTAGTATCTTCATATGAAGCTGAAAGCATACCATTTAGAAACGAAAGGCCTGTAGAAATAGAATTCTTAAATAGCTTAGAAGAAAATAATAATACAGAAAAACCAGGAGAGTCTACTCCAATTGAAGATATAGGAGTAGAAGGTGGAAAAGTAGAAAATAACAATCCAGATGTAGGAGTAAGTATAACTAATAGAGTAGTGTGGAATTTTTCAAACCAAATTAATCAAGATGATGTTAACTTAGAAAACTTTATTATAAAAAGAAAATCTGATAATTCTAGAGTGAATGGAAATGTAACTATAGATGATACTAAGAAAATAGTAACATTTGTACCTGATTCTTTAGTGATAGATACAGTTTATATTGCTGAAGCTAAAGAAATAAATAAATTAGATGGAAGTGGTAAAACCACAGCATTATCCACAGAGTTTAAAACAATAAAAATTAGATAGTGAGGGTATATAAATGGATTTAAAAGTAACTAATATAGAAGATTTAAAGAAAGTAGCTCAAGGTGAAGTAATCCAGTTGCCACAATTTAGCCAAGGGATACCTTTTAATGCTAAAGTTAAAAGAGTATCTCTTTTAAATTTGGTAAGAAAAGGAGTAGTACCTAACAAGTTATTAAGTGCAGCAGAGGAATTATTTTATGGTAAACAGAGTTTAAAAGAGAATGTTGATTTAGCACAAATGACAGATGTTATGTATATTATGGCTGAAAATGCACTTGTAGAACCTTCTATAGAAGATTTAAAAAGTGTAGGATTAGAGCTTACAGATGAGCAAATAGTATCATTATTTAATTATACACAGGAAGGTGTTAGTGAATTAGACTCCTTTCGTGAAGAGTCAGAGAATACTGAGTGTAATATCAATAAGTAAACAATATAGACAAAGGCCCAGTGAAATTATAGGATTGACTAATGATTATGAAGCCTTTTGCTTTGATGAGGCATGCGTCTATATATTAAATGAGATTAGTAAAGAAGATGCTAGAGAGCCTAAGTTTATAGATGGAGATAGAACAAATAAAACTAATAATGAAGATGTTATTCAGTGGTTAAATGCTAGTAATAAAAGTTAGCTTTTAGCCTTTTGTTTTTTAAACATAAATAAATATTAAAACTATATTATATAAATTTAAAACTAAATAATAAATATAAAGAATATGGAAGATAAGAAATTAAAGGCATAAAAAATTTGGATTATTATTTAAATGAAGTTAGAAAGCTTTTTATTCCCAAAGATGGGAGGTGAGAAAAAGATGGCAGTAAATGTAGGAGAGGCAGTTGCTCATTTAACATTAGATACTAGTAGGTTTAAAACAGCACTTAATGGAGCTGGAAAAGATTTAGAAATATTTGTGCATAAAGTTGAGGAAGAAAAAACTAAAATTGAAAAGTTACAAGAAGCATTAACCAAGGAAGCAGAAACTTTAAGTAAAATAGGAAAGTCCATGGAGAAACCCAGTGCTGCAGCACAAAATCTTCTAAAAACTGGTATGAAAAATACTCTTGCTGAAGAAGCAAAGAGTAAGAACCCAAAAAAGGGTCCTGCTAATATTGCAAAGGTCAATTATGGAAAAATTGAAAAAGACATACAAGCTTCCATAAAAAAGGTACAAGATTCTTTTGCACAATTACAAGCATCTATAGTAAAACAGTTAATACCGATATTTAATAATCAGTTAGTGCCTATTTTGAATAATAAATTAATTCCAATATTTACAAAGTTAGCTAATAAAGCAGTAGAATTAATGAATTCATTTAATAAATTACCTAATCCTGTAAAAAATGCTATTGCAGTGATGATTGTGTCAATAGCTGGAGTTGCTAAAACATTTACGGTACTTAGCAAATTAGTAGGTACTATAAATAATGTGATAGGTATATTTAATAAATTAAAGAAAGCAGGAGGAATATTTGGAGTATTAAAGACTATAATAACTTCAAAAACGCTTCTAATTTTAGTTGCTATTGCAGCAATAGGACTTATAGTATATGAAGTAATTAAACATTGGGATACTTTAAAAAAATATGCAACTCAGTTTGGAAAGTTCATAGGAAATATATTTAAAGGAATAGGTAGAATTATAAATTCAATTATACAAGGAGCTATTCATGCATTTCAAGGATTCATTAAAGTACTCCAATGGGTAGGTGGAATGGTACAGAACATAATAAATGGATGTATAGCAATATTTAGAGGTGTCGGAAATATACTACATGCAATTGTACAAGGTTGGATTAATATATTCAAAGGATTAGGTAATCTAGCAGGAGCACTTTTCAACATAGGTAAAAATATAGTTCAAGGTCTTATAAATGGTATAAAATCTATGTTTGGACATGTAGGATCAGTAATAGGAAACTTAGCAAGTAAAATAGCAGATGGATTCAAAAGCTTTTTAGGGATAAATTCCCCGTCACGTGTATTTTCCAATTATGGTAAATCCCTTGGAGAAGGTCTCATACAGGGTATAGATAACCAACAAAGTGCTGTAGATACTAAAATTAAAGGTATGGCTGATAAGATCAAAGGATTAGGAAATGTAAAGCCAAATTTTAATGGATTAAATAATATGGCGCTTAGTGGAGCTTATGGTGGTACTTATTTATCTCCACATGGACTTAATAACATGAGTAAAAGTATGGGCGTTACACAGGATATAAAAATGTATGTAACTATACCAAATGCAAATAAAGAAGGGGCTAATAAGTTAGCTAATGAATTTAAGCAAATGACAGAAAGTTCTATGAAAAATGTTATGACAGGATTATTTATGAATGATGTATTAAGAGATTAGGAGGTGGCTTGTATGGACTTAAATAGAATGAAAGATTTTAAAGTAGATTTACTTTATGAAGATGGAAAAAATACAGGTGGCATAATAACTAATTATAAGCCACCTCGTCCTGCTTATTTTCGTAAGGGTATTAGAACAGTACAAGGATACACATACTTTGAAAAAAATATTAAAAGTGATTGCATTATTGAATTTACAGTTGCTTTTAATATAAAAGGAGAAAATGATGAGGAGACACAAAGTAATATAACTAAGTTTTTAAACTTTAGAAAAAATTATTCAGGTAAATTCATATTTGTGGATGAATTTGGAATTCAATATAAAGGATATTTACAAAATAAGTTTGAGATAGATACTCCTATCGAAGGTGATATATATTATATAAATTTAGAGCTTTTATGTAATCATGAAGCTAGTGGATGGGTGAAAGATAATGGCAAAATGTAAAGTAGAATTTTATAAAAAAAATGGATATCAAGCCTTTGAAGATGGTGATGCTAATAAAATAACATTAGAACATTGCTTAGTGTCGGTGAAAATAAATAGAACTTTAACTACACCTACTGCTGAAGCTACGATTACAGCACAATATGAGAATCTACCCACTGCTATTTTTGCGGGAGGAACACAAGGTATAATAGATAATTTTGCACAGATAAAAATTTATATAGAGGATATACTTCAATTTACAGGTGTAATTAAAAAATATGATTATAATACACTTGATAAAACAATAGAAATGACTTGCCATGATATGTATTATAGAATGCTAAATTTATGTGATAAGGAATTAAAATTTTATAATAGAACTGCAGTAGATATAATTTCTACTGTTGTATCCGATGCAAAATGTAGTTTTTATAGAAACGGAGGAATTAATTATACTGTACCTAAATTAGAATGTGAAATAGGTACTATGTATAATGATATAATTGGTAACTTGGTAGAAACTATGTATGCTAGAATAAGGGCAAACAAAAACGGTACAATAGTATTAGAAGAACAATATCCTACTTATAATGAATCAAATCATGATGTTAATCACCATGATTATGTTTTATCTGTTGATACTAATTTATCTAGTGAAACTGCTAGTAGAGATTCTAGTTTAATGAGAAATATATTAAAAATTTGTTGTAATGATAAATATTCTATTTTTGAATCTAAAGCTATGACTAGTTATTTAAATGGCGAAAGATGGGTAGACATAATTGATAATCCATTAGCTAGTAGTTCATTATTAAAACAACAGGTAGCAGGACATAAATTTTTAGATATGTGGAGAGAGAGTACTGCTTTAAATGTAGTACCAGTAGCTGGAATACCTAACATTGATTTAGGACAAGTAGTTAAATTAGTAAATAATGAAAGAGGTAATGGCTGGTATTTAATTGTTGGAATAAATACAGAAATAAATGCGGACACATATGTGGATACATTGCAATTACAAGGTATGAGAGATAAAAGAAAAGTATATGAGCAATGTACCCGAATAGGAAGTGGAAGATTAAAACAATAGTAGGTGATTAAAATGGCACATATGGGATATAAAAATTTTAGAGAACCAGTAGTCTACATTTTAGATCAAGAATTAAGAAAAAGAAATTTCAAAAATCAGATAAATATAAATGAAGATTCCAAATATACTGGGGAGTTAATTGAATACCCGTGTAGAATAATTAGAGATAGCAATAATAAAGCATATAAATTTATATATGCAAATGGAACAGATATGCAATGGCAAGAAGAACTAATTAGAAATGCAGAAGGTAAGGTATATAGAATTAAAACAACGTACCCTAATAATACAAATAAAACAATACAATTAATTAAAGATAGTCATGGTAAATTAGAAATAATAGATTATGTATAGGAGGTGGCAATAATATGGGATTACCTTCCTATGTAGTCAACTTTGATGAACTATCAAATCTTATTAAAGATTATTTACAAAATGGTGTGAAAGTTGACATAGGCAATATAAATTTTTCTACCAAAGATATGGAAAGATTATTATCAGAAATCAAAGATAAAATACAAGGTGTAGATTATAATGATTTAATAAATGCATTAAATGCTTTAGGTGTAAAGTTAGATAATTTAAGTGGAAATTTAGGTATATCAGGCACCCAGAAAATTTATGGAAAAATGCTAGAGATTCCTGCAGTAAAAGGACAACATGTAATAGAATTTAAAGGAAATGGCCAAATAACAGGTATAACATATTCTCAATCTAGTTGGAGATTTGAAGATAACTGGGATTTGCAAGTAGGCAATGATAAATTATTTGAAAGTGTGCGCACTAAAGAATATGGTGAACATAAATTTTTTAATGTATTTTATCCTATAAATGGCACAGTTAAATTTATCTACAATAATATTAGTGGAACTAGTAAAGTTTTATGGGTAGACTTTAATATCTTAGAAAATAGTAATTTACCCACACCTACTACACCTACTATACCTACCACTAGTGAAAAAAACTATAGATTTTTAGCTATAGGAGAAAGTGAATATACTTTACAAGGTGCTAATAACCTTATGGGTTGCACATATGATGCTGACAATATGTCTAATTTATTTAAAGAACACAAACAAAGTGCTAAATTTACAAAAAATATAGTTGCAAAAAATAAGACTAAGTCAGAAGCATTAAATTTAATAAAAAACACTTTTCAAGATGCAAAAGATAATGATATTAGTTATTTGTTTTGGTCTGGACATGGTACTGTATATGAAGATAAGTTTGCTTTAGTGGCAAAAGATAACATAATAACAGTATATGAATTACAAACAATACTGGATGATATAAAAGGTACTAAGGTAATATTTATTGATACTTGCCACAGTGGACTTTCTATAGATAAAAATTTTGCATATACATTAGCTATAGTGGAGGAGAAACTTAGAAGTACAGACAAAACATTAAATAAACAAGGATACAAAGTTTTAACAGCAAGTGCAGGTTCGGAAACATCCGGTGACTTGAGCGCTGGATATAATGGAAATCCTAATCCTTCAGGAGCCTTTACTTGGGCACTAACACAAAGCATTAAAACTAAGAAATCTGATAAAGATAAAAATAGAATTGTAACTTTGGAGGAATTATATCAAAGTGTATTACATTTTTATGATGAATTTAATATTAAAAATCCTTATCTAAAGATAACGCAAACAGCTCAAGTTTATCCAAGAAATGATACAAGTTCAATCTTTGAATATAAAGAAGGTGCTTAATTTGAGCTTACCTAAATATATAATTAATTTTGAAGAACTTACAGAGGATTTAAAAAATCATTTATTAAGTCTCATAGACGATAATATAAGAACTAATTATCCAGAGATAAATACCAACAATATACAAGATTTACTACAACAGTTAAAAGATTTATTACCAAGTGTACAATATGAAGGGCTAAAGAAAAAAATTGATGCTTTTATATATAGGAAAATTGAAGGCATTCAAAAAGTGAAAGGTATATTATTAGATATCCCAGCAATACAAAATGATTATACTGGACAATTTAGATTTGATAAAGATGTATATATTACAGGATTGCATTTTAATCAAACGGGCTGGAAAAAGGAAGATAAATATAGCTTAGAAATTAATAAAATCAAAATAATAGATATTGCAACAACTAAGGAAATAGGAGAACATAAATACTTTAACACATTCTATAAAGTAAATGCTAATACGCCTATTTCTTTTATTTTCCATAATTTAAGCGGTAATAGTAGACAAACAATGGTGGATTTAGAGTATATAGATGGAGAAGATTCTAGTATTACAGTAGAGACACCACCAGGCATAGAGGATATAGATAATGAATGGGATATAGCGGTAGTAATGAATTGGGAAGAAAATACAGATGCAGATATAGATTTGCATGGCGAGATAGATGGTAAAAAAGTTTGGTATGGTAAGAGATCCTATGATGGATTTTATCTTAATTTTGATTATACAGAACATAAAACAAACAAAAATCCTGAAATAATAAGTGTTAAAGGGTACAAAAATAAAAAGCTTCTTATAAGCATAAAGAATTTTAATGGAGTAGAACTAAAAGAGCCTGTAACTTTGGAAATATATCAATATAGACCTTACGGTAATAAATTGCTTAAAAAATTTAGTGTGAATTTAGATACAAATAGAGATTTAAAAGATATATTTACAATGGACTTAAATACTTTAAAAATAACAAATTTAAATAAATAATTGATAACAGGAGGTAGATAAAATGGCTACAGATAATTTTTATTTTGTTGAAGGTAATTCAAGTGTAAAAGACTTAGTAAAAACATTAGTAACTGAAATAACACAAAATTCAGGTATATATAAATGGGATTTAGTTTATCCAGATAGTATAAATAAAATAGGATCATCAGGAGAAGGGACTAAAATAAATCTTATAACAGATAACTCTAAGACAGATAAAGTAGATACTGTATTTACAGTAGGATCACAAGATGATAAGTGCATTATAAAAGCAACAACAACCTATGGAAAAGAGTTTTATGTAAAAATAGATAGAGAAGAAGCGGACTTAACAAAAGAAGAAAAAAAGGCATTAATTGACTTTAACAAGTTGCATACTTATTATAATCACAATGGGGATAGTTTTAGTAGAACAGATGCGCAAGTATTAGAAATGATGGCTGGAGTTTCTGATCGATGGAGTAAAAGTGGTGATTATGATGCTTATGTTAGTGCTAAGGCTAAAAGTAATTCTATAAATAATATAAAGTTACAAATATCTGATAAATTAAATGCAGATAGAACAGATTTAACTATATCTAAGAATATACAAGCTGAATATAATTATAGATTAGCATGGTATAGAAAATTACAGCCAGAAATAAAAGATTTTTTACCAGTTCAATATTGGATAAATGTAACTAAAGATAGTATAAATTTAGTATTACGTGGAGATCCATCTGCAGATGTTCATCCTTATGAAAACTATCTTACATCTTATGCTTATATTGGAGCTTTAAAACCAGTAGAGGATTCAGCTTATACAGATGATAAATATAATTTTGGTATAACTGTATCTTCTGATATAGAACCAAATTATTCAAAGGTTTATGGAGAAAGAACTGCAACAGGAGTAACAGATGTTTGTATGATAGCTAATAAAATAGGTATGCCATATCAACCACATTATCCAGCTTTTTATGCTACTAATCCTTTTATGGATAAATGTAATGTAGAAGGTAGTAGATATAACCATAAAAAACATCAATTCTCAGATATAACACTTGTACATCCAGTTGATATGGAAAGAGGTAAAATGATTAATGTACTTGTAGGTGATGCTAGTGCAATAAATGATACTGACAGATTAGCATATAAGAAAGATACAGAAGAGGAAGAATATTATAAGAAATTTAAAATTACTGCGCCATATTGTTTCTTAAATAATAGTGCTAATATAAATTATTGCATTGCTATTAGATGTTATAAAACAACTAAATAAGAGAGGTGGTATAAATGCCCCTACATAAAATACCCCTATGTAGTTTTAAATATGTAGGGGATACTACTTTTTCTAGTGGAACTTTTATATATGATACTACAGAAAAAGTAGCAAAAACTACAGAAAAATTATTTTACAAAGAAACAATGGGTGAAATAGATAAAATTAAAGGAGATAAATTATTTTATAAGGAACCTAAAGATAATATAGAGAAAGAAAAGAATAAATATATATCCAAGGAAATTACTGATATAAAAAAAGAATTTGAAAAAGAGTTAAAATTAAAAAATAAAGAAATAAATAAGAACAATGCTATATCTTTAGATAAAATAAAGGATATAGATATAAATAGAAAAACAAGTAAGGAACTTGATATAAGAAAAAATACAGATATATCTATATGTTATAACAATAAGTTATTGGAAAGAGAAATGTTGCAGCTAAATAAAGCTGATAATTTAATAAATTTATCTATAGATAGAGAAAATCTACAACTGAATAAATCCAAAAGTATATATGCAGATTTGATAGTAGAAAAAGAAATATTCAAAGATAAATCTTTAAATAATTTAAAACTAGAGAAGTATATAAATATAGAAAAAAATGTTAGATACTATTTTAATAAGAGTTATTGTAAGAGTATATATATGGATAAGTTTAAGTTTGTTAAAAAATATAGAACTAAAAATATAAATAAAAACAATTATAGATTTATAGATAAGTGTAATTTAAAAGAAGCAGCTAAAATGAGTAATAAAACAATGTTAAACAAAGATATTATAATTGGAATAGATATAGATACAAGTATAAACAATTTAAAAATATTAGATTTAAAAGATATAGATAGAAATTATAAAACCATGTTAATGTATAATATAGCTCTAAAGGATATAGAAAAATATAGAATTAAAAATGCATTAAATAAAATAGCACATAAAGAAATCTGCAAAGACCATAATAAAGAATATTTTTATAAAGATGTATTTAAATTTATAGATAAAAGTATCAACAGGTATTTAGATAGACAGGCTATAAGAGATATATTTAAATATAATAATAGATATTTAGATAGAGAATATACAACTAATATATTTAAACATAATGAAAAATATTTAGGTAATAGCCCTGTAATTAATATTTATAAGCAGATAGAAATAGATCTATTAAATTTAAGTATATGGCAAATTTATAGACAAAGTAATAAATATTTAAATAATGAAGCTATAAGACAAATATATACACCTAATAAAAATAAGTTTATTGAAATAACCAAAAGATGGTGGTGGTTAAAACCTACAAATCCAACAGATAAGATAATTGTTCCTAATAAAGATTATATATATAATAATGATCTATTAAATAATTTAGATTATGAATATCTAAGATTTAATAATCATCCTATCGAATGGGGTAAAGATTGGGGAGTGGATTATAACATTCCGCCTATGACAATTAGTATTGAAATAATATTAGATTTAACAAATATTTTAATAATGATATGGCATAAAAATACACAATCTTGGTTAAGTTGTACAGGTAAAGAATCTATCCAATTTATAATGGAATTGATTTATGATTGGTATACTTTAGATACATCAAGTCCAAATATAGATTATATTAGGGCATACAGATGGATTAGATGGGAAGCTGAAAAGGTATATTTCTGTAATATTGGAGATGGATTACAAGCCATAGGATTACTCATAGCTAATTTAATAGATTATATGAAACAGCATTATTTTAATTTAGTTCCAATTTGGTATAATCCAAAAGCTATGGATATTGAAAGAAAATTTAATAAAGTAGCAACTAATGGTGATATTATGAGAGATTTAGATAAACTGAAGGGTAAAAGAAATTACATGATAGAAGTACAAAACTTTGAAAAGAAAAATATATTGGGGAGGTAGATAGTATGTTAACAAGCACAATAGATTTTAAAAAAACTAGACAAAAGATGTGGGGTGTTTTAAAAAATAAAACTTTAGCCCAATTACCATATGGACATGAAACAGATCAAAATGGAGCAGAATTGACATCTTATGCTACTAATTGTTATGAAGATGCATTAGAAGAAGCACATACATTATTGGCAAATGGTATAGGAACTAAAGATATACAAATAGTTGAGTTTGTACCATATGATTATATAATGCAGCCTAGAGTTTAGAGGTGATCTTAATGAAACTTATACAAGTTAAAAATGGATTATTAGAAGCTGAGAATTTTTTCTTGGCTTCTTCTTTTTCTGATTTTGCAGGAGAAAGTAATATAACTAGAGACATTAAAACAGGTAAATTAAAATTAATAAGTAATAATAAAATGGAAAGAAAATTTGATTATAAAGAGTTTGTTGTTGAAGTTGAAAAAGAAAATTTCAGTGATATGAAAGATATGGATTATTCTATGCTTTATTTAGGTAATAGTGATTATATTTTTGGTGTTAAGGATTTAAAATCAAATGAACAAAATAGATATTGGAAAATACTTAAGAAAGACAATTATATACAAGCTTATTCAAGTAATGATGGTCAAAGTTATATAAATATAGGTGGTATGGAATTTATAGAGCCACTTACAAAGCAAGGCTTCATGAAGTATAGTGATGAAGACTTTATATTAAACAACTATAAAGTTTATTCTAACCCTTATGTAACTATTCAGAATTTCCCAGAAAATACTTTGTGCGAATTATATGATTTAGATAACAAATTAATTAAGTCTAGATTATTTAATTCAGATATGGAATGTAAAATTTTTGTAGATGGTAACACAGAAGGATATTTTATATTTAAAGATACGGATGGAAAAGTAATATATACAAGTAATGCTTTCCGTGTACAATACGGTGATATTTGGGTATTTAGTCCATATAATTTTGAAATAATTTATCATGGAAATGTTGTAACTAATATTAACCCAGCTATGCTACAGGATCTAGAAGAATTAATAACAATTAAAAATATAGGGGATAAGGATTATATAAATATTAAAATAGGGACAGAGACACCGAGTAATGATCTAATTCAGTTGTCTATTGATGGTGTAAATTATACAGATTATCTAATTATAGATAATATAAAAAAGAGTGAAAGTAAAGATATACATGTAAAAATAACTAAAAATGCAGAAAATCATAATTTTGCAGTTAGGGATTTTCACTTAGTTATCAATGAATAGGGGTGACTATATGAGTGAATTTTTTAATGTTACTTTATCTAAAGATGTAGTTATTGATGATAGTAAAATCTCAAGAATTACAACTTGGAGTAGTGAACAAATTATGGAGCAAATTTTAAACTATACTAATAGTTCACAAAGAGGTGATGGTTCAGGTTTGAAGTATATGGAGATAAATGATGTCGTAAATATAGAGCCTGGTGGAATTATAGATAAAGATTATGATTTAGGAGAAAATTCTTTTATAATAACTACACTTTATTTAGATATAGCTGATGGCAGCTATTTTAAATTTAAGATTTTTGATAAGTCTATAAATGGATTTTTATTGTATGACACAAATAGAGTTTCTCATTACACAGATAGTGTATTTATTCCCTACCAAGACAAGGATGAAAAAGAAAACAAAGAGAATAAACTTCATACACAAATGATAAATTCAAATCAAAATTCTCCAGTAATTTTAAATATAAAAATTTTAGGCTTAGAGATTAATTCAAATGATTAAATTGAATTTTATAAAGAGAGGATGATTTTTAATGTTAGTAAAAGGAACTTGTGCAAAAAAAGATTTAATGACAGAGATATATAAAGCAATTTTATCCCCAGGTTCAAATTGGACTGAAATTTCAAGCAATAAAACAAATGATTATATAGTTAATGGTAATGATGGATGGGTTTTTAAAAGTCCTAAAATAGGTTATAAAAAAGAAAATGTATTTATGAGACTAAAAAGTCCAGATTTAAGCGATCCTAAAATATCAGGAAATCATTTATATATATGGTTAAGCGATAACTATATTCCTAGTAATACTGAAGGAGAAAATGGAACTTTTACACAAATGGGAATAGTGAATAAAGTTCTTTTTACTCCAAGCAATATACAAAATCATAATCCGGATACGCTATATGATTACTATATAGATATACTTGACTATAGAATACTAATAATAATTGAGCTTCATACTGTTTCAATGATAACATATCCTAATTGTATATATATTGGATATCCAGATATAAATACTAATTTGGAAGGAAAGGAATATACCAATCAATTTATAGCTGCTTCTAATCTAGGTGGAGCTCCTGGAAAAATGGCATATTGGCATAAAGCTCCTGGTGCAACGGGGACTGGAAGCCAGTACAACAAATTTTCTAATACTTTTTGCCAACTCAATAGTGTAAATCCAACACCTATGGGGATATATTTATTAAATCCAATTTATTTAATGGCAGATAATTTAAATAATAATGTGCCAAATACTGGATTTTTGGGCATTTTTGACGGAATATATGGTTTGCCAAATACTAATATAGTTAATGGTGATATAGTTAAAATAAATGGAGATGATTATAAAGTATTCAATCTTTCTCAGTATTTACTTAATACTGCTAGCAATATAGGAGAGGGAAATATATACTATTATAATTCTTTATCAAATGTTAGTTGTATCGCGATAAAGATTTAAGGAGGTAGAAGCTAATGGAAGTATATTATGGGTATATACAACCCAATTTAATAATAATATCAGCTAAAAGAGATACTACCTCAAATAATGGTCACATTAATGACTATATAATGCCACAAGATGGTGTTATATTAAGAAAGAGAAAAGGATCCATTATTAATTATATGATACCCCAAAAAGGTACTATAACAAGAGTAAGAAAAGGAATAAATACTAAAGATTTTTATATAGTACCTTTTAAGAGAATACCTAGAGAAAGAGTTTTAAATAAATATGCTAATAAAAATATTAAATTGTGATTTGTATAAATAGCATATCTATTAAATTAACAAATAGGAGATGGGTTAATGAGTGAATTTTTTAATGTAACCTTGGACAAGGATATAATTTTAGATGATAGTGTAATTTCTAATAGAACTGGATGGTCAAGTGAGAAAATACAAAAGGAAATAATAGATAAAAGAATTACAAAATTTGAGGAGTTAGAGGATGTAGATGTTACTAATAAGAAAAATAAACAATTAGTAGCCTATTCAGAGGAAACAGGAAAGTTTACAACTATTGATGGGGTAGATGCAGGAGAAATAGTTGGCGCAGGGATGAAACAAATATCGAAAATGGGTATAGTGGGAAGTGCTGAAACACCTAGAATCGTTAACATCCCTGTTAACACAGTAGATTTTAAAGTGCCTCGTGTGAATGTTTTGAGATATGATACAGAAAATACACAGGATTTAATAGCAGTTAAAAATGAATTTACTAATGATGAAAGTAATGATTTTAATGACGATAGAATGATGACCTTTGATGGTAAAGCACATTTAGAAACAAATCATATAAGTGATTTTGAAGTTATTAAAGATACAGAAAGTTTTACTGAATATAGTGTTAATGTAGATAAAACATTATTTAAAAAAATAGAAAGTTTTGAAACCTTTGAAGATGGAGTCATTCAAAAATTAAAGACAAAGGCTATTCCATTTGATCGTTTACTTATTCCAAAAGGTGATATGAATTTAAGCAATGTAGATCATATAGATTATTTTAAACTAACTGCTAACGGTAACAATATAAGAATAGTTTGTAGTGTAGATAGCGGTAACACATGGAAAACATTTAGTGGAGAAAAATGGGTAAATGTTAATTTAACTATAGATGATGTAAGGAAAAATGGGATGAATATTACTACTTTTAATGCTATTAATGATGTGTTTTGGAATGAATTAGTTACTACTAAAAAGATAAGATTTGCTTATTTATTCAGCATGAATGGTATAACAGATATGGAAGGGATAGATAAACTAGATTTGCAATATGATGGTGTTGGAAGGTGGAAACAAGTTAAAGAAGACTTGTATGAAGTTATTTACGCTAGTAATACATTACTACAAGTAGAATGTAAATTTAGTGGAGATATTAAAATTAATTATTAACTGAGTGCTATTTTGGGTCACTCAGTTTTTATATTAGAAATTATGATAAATGATAGATTTTAAATAGATTGGAAGTGTTATATATGACTGGAATAGATCAATATACTAAATTATTATTGCATATGGATGATAACAGTTTTAATGATAAAATGAGACATGTCATATCTAATAATGGTGTAATATTTGATACAAATAATAAAAAGTTTGGAGATGGAAGCGCATATTTTAATAGTAATAGTAATTTAACTATTACTAATAATGCCGATTTCGAGTTCAGGAATGATAGTTTTACCATAGATATGTGGATTAGAATGGATAGTTTGCCACTTAGTAATACTTATTATATGTTATACGATAAAAGAAATGGTAATGCTAACTATGGTAGTATTAGTTTTATGGTTAATTCAAGTGGTGGTTTAGGTGTCTCTGCAACTTCTGATAATACATCTTGGAATATTATAAGCAATCTTTCTATACCTGTTAGTATGATTGCAAATCAATGGTATCATGTTGCATTAATTAGAAATGGAAACAATTTTAGCATTGCTGTCAACGGAGTGATCACTTCTATTGGAGATTCATCTTTATCAATAGCTACCAATGGAAATGATTCTCATATAGGTGGATTAATAGATAAACATAAATTTAAAGGATATATGGATGAAGTTAGAATATCTAAAGGTATCGCTAGATGGACAAGTAACTTCACTCCACCAACGACACCTTACGGCTATAATAAATACTTAATCAAGCAAAATAACCAATATTATACGATTAAATCTGAATTTTATAAAAATGACAATTATGAGCCTATTACAGAATTAGAAGGAAAAGAGATATTAACTCAAGCTGATTTTGAAACTTACGGTATATATGACTTAGATTTATTAACCCAAACTATAGATACTCAAGTTGTTAATGGAATTGATAAGGGGAGTTTAGGTAGTGGAAAGTATTTTGAAATTGAGTTAAATAATTTTATAAAAAAAATAAACTCACAACCAATACCTAAAGAATTTGAAGTTACCAATGATATGTGGTCTAATAAAGTGTCATTACCGTGGACAAATGGTATGGGTAATGGTGGCTTCTTATTTAATATAGTAGAGGACGTTTATTATAAATTACAAACAAAAGTTTTAAATAATGCAAAAATTACAGTTTATTTTTTTGATGGAACAACATTTTCAGATACCACAAATTATAATGGAAAAGTAACTATTTTGAATAATATTAAAAAAATAAATAAAATTAATATAAGTGGTGCACATGGTGGTGGTAATTTTACAATACAACAATTTAATTTGTTTAAAACAAAAAATATTAAATATCTTATATATTGCAATAACCAAATATATTCATTTAATGGAAAAGAAATTTTACTTTCTGACTCACAGTTTATTGATCAGAATAATTTTATAAATAATGGTTTTACAAATACGACAGTAATTACAGAAGGACAATGGAACATTGCTTTTCCAGATAAGTCTAATCTTAAACTTTTAATGTGGACAGATGATATGAGTAAAACTGATGTCAGTTTAGAAACAGAGATAATTCCCTTTAGACCAATAGATAAATTAAAGAAAAATAGTGATATTTGTAATATATTATTTAAGGAAGTGTAGGAGGTGATATAGGATGGCTACAATAGGAGAACAATTATTACAACCGGAAAGTGGATGGAAAAGATATGATGATAGAAATGAAAATATTAGTTATGTTGGGAATTGGGTCAAAGGTTCTTATTCATCTACTCAATATTATTTAGGAACAGACACCTATATAGATATAGGAATAGCCTCTAGTAAAAATAGTCATACAATAAGTTTTAACTTTATAGGTTCTAAAATAAGAATAATGGGTTTGAAAAATACAACAGGTGCTGAAAATTGCTTTATAAATATAGATAATATAGAATATAATTTTTCTCAAAATACCTCAACATTAACACAAGGTTGTTTAAATTTTGAATTGTTAAATTTAACAAATAAAGAGCATTATGTGCAAATGTATAGTAATAATAGTAATGCTTCAAAATATGGTATAGTATTTGATTCTATAGATATAGATGAAAATGGAGAATTAAAACCTTATGACCCTAGTATATCATCATCAAAAAAGTATGCTAATAATATCATTCCAGTAATGACAAGTGATGAAAATGATGAAGTGAAAATTTCATGTTCAGCTTATTATATAGGTAATAATGGATTTAGAAACTATGGTTTTTTAGCTTTTGATAATACTGTAAATACTGGATGGAATTTTGAAAATCAGTCACAACCAATAGGTGGACACTGGCTAAAAATATTTTTTAAAGATAAAGCAAGATGTGTATCTAAAATAACAATTAGAAATGGTGTAAATGCATCTGTAAGTATAAAAAATTTTAAAATACAAGGAAGTAATGATGATGATACTTATGTTGATTTATATACTGGATTACATCCTTTTGGAGAATTTAATACTACAAAGGCATCATATACATTTAAAAACTCTGTTAAATATAATTATTATAAAATTTTAATTATGAATAGCTATTATTCTCAATCTACAACATATGGTGGAATTGGAGAATTAGAAATGATGGAGATGATTTCTAATAAATATTTAATAAAACAAAATAGTAACTATTACTCAATAAATGATAATTATATAGATTTAGGAAAGATAGATAATAGCGAAGAGCTCAACAATATAATAGATGAATATGGTTATAATGATATATCTATACTCACTAAAGAACTAAATAGTAAAAAAATACCTACAAAGCTAGAAAATGATTATTATAAGTCTTTTGATATTAATCTAAATGATATAAAAGACAGTATAAATCTTATAGAAGAAGATGATAAAAAATATATTGAATATGGCTGCAATAATTATAAAATATCAGATAAAGTTAAAGAAATCAATAATGCTAAATTTGAAGTGTTAATGAAAGAATAATAATGAGAACGATATAAAATATTCATTTTAAATAAAATAATTTTAAAAATAGATTGGAAGTGATAAAGGTGTCTTTAACATTAAAAAACATAACAAATAAAACATTACAATGCATAGCGTATGGTAATGGTATAAATGTTGTAGTAGGGAACAATGGATATATTGCAACATCTACAGATTTAATGCACTGGGTAGAGCGAGTAAACCCAGCAAGCATAGATAATAAGAATTTATATTATGTAATATATGATGGCAATCCTCAGAAGTTTGTAGCTGTAGGTGAAAATATGGCAATTCTAATATCTGATGATGGAATTAATTGGACAAAGCAAATTGATTATGATACATCATATGGCAAAAGTGTGAAAAGTATAATATTTGATAATGTTAATTCAAGATTTATAGTATATTGGCGACATAGCACATATCCTTGGGAAAGAGGGTGTATTTATTCTAATGATAATGCTGTAACATGGTCTAATCAAATAAACTTTGGTAATGTTGGAGCAATTGGGAATGACGTTATCAAATTTAAAAATGTTTTTATTCTTGTTGGTACTGGAGAGCCTCAATATAATGTAAATGGAGGAATAAGAACGTCAAATACAGGAATCAATGATTTTGTTAATAGACATGCAAGTGTTAGTATGTATGGAATTTGTAAAAATAAAGAAGAATCTATTACTGTTGCAGTTGGAAGTAATGGATATATTGCAACATCTACAGATGGAATTTCATGGATAAAAAGAAATAGTAATGTTACATACAATTTAATGTCTGTTACTTATTTTAAGGAGTCCTTTTATGCTATAGGGGAAAATGGGGTAATTCTAAAAAGTAATGATGGAGTTATATGGGAAATGATAAATAGTGAATTCACTAATAATCTGTATAGAATAAAAGCATATAATAAAAACATATATATAGTTGGAGAAAATGGACTCCTTATTTATAATAATATATCCAAATATTTAATTAATCAACATAACAATTATTATTCAACTAAATCAAATTTTATTAATCTTGGACAACCTACAGATAATATTCAATTAGAAAATTGGTACAATAAATATGGTGCAGATGATGTAAATATAATAACCCAAAATTTAAATAATAAAGAGTTTCCTATGTCTAAAGATGAAAATGGAATATGGAAGACTGATTCTGAATTAGATATTAATGAAGTTATAGATAATATTGAATTAGTTGATATAGATGAAAATAATAAATCTATCAAATATAATTGTAATGATTATAGAATACTAGATTTATGTGATGATAAATTTAAGTTAACAATGTGTAAAAGTAAATAAAGATAAATAAGATGACCATAATAATAGGTCTTTTTTTATTGTAAAAAATTAGAGCAGAGATATTATTTCTATTGCTCTAATTTTTTTGTAATATAAGAAAGACTATAGATTAAAAGTATATACAAAAGATGTGTTTTATTTAATGGAGGTATAATGTGGAGTTAAAAGTTTGCGAAGAAAAACATAAAAGACTAGAAGAAAAAATTAATGTACATGATATTAGACTTAATGATCATGGGAAAAGAATTGATAAGATAGAACAAAATCAATCAAAGATAGATACTAAAATTGAGAACCTTTGTGATCAATTAAAACAACTTGTATCTGTTTTAAAGTGGTATATAGGATTATCAGTAGGAGCCTTATTAAGCTTCTTTTTTTATGCAGTTCAGTATGGGATTTTCAAATAG